TCGTCGTATTGGTAGCCGGTGCCGTCGTCCTTGAAGCTGGCGACGGGTGCGCTGAGTGTGGCGCCAATGCGGTTCTCGAAGACGAGTGTGCCGTCGGCGGCGATGTAGAGGCGGCCTTGTTCCGCGGCGTTGATTTGTTGGAGGTAGCCAAGGGTGTTGGTGCCGGCTGGGATGGTGTAGGGGCTGCTGGCGCCGAGGTTGACGGTGCCGGTGGCGATGTTGGTGTTGCCGGTGTAGTCGACTTCGGGTAGGGCGAGGATGGTGTTGATTCGGTTGCCGCTGGTTTCTGGGCTCGGGTTGAGCTGTTGGAGGCTGGTTTGGGCGAGCTGGTAGAAACCGTCGGCGCAGGTGACGATGACAGTGTTGGGGCCGGCTTTGGCAAAGATGTATTCGTAGCTGGTGACGGTGCCGACGAATAGGTCGGTGGTGTCGCGTTTGAGGCGTACGGCTCGCATGGGGGCGAGTCCGGGTTCGTTGTTGGTGGGGTCGTAGTAGGGGCTGGTGGAGTCGTATGGGCCGAGGATGCCGGTGGTGTCGCGCATGGTGAAGGTCATGGTGCCGGCGCCGAATTGGTCGTCGGGTTTGCGGCGTCCGCGGCGGTAGGTGACTTGGGTGACGTTGTTGGTGATGTCGGCGAATTGGGTGCTGGGGCCGAGTAGGTAGGTGGTGTTGTCGAGGACGCCTTTGGTGGTGTCGTTGAGGCGGAAGCTGCCGACGTCGAAGCCGGTGTCGAGCTCGAGGGTGTAGTTGCCGGATTGGACTACGGTGCTCATGCGACTAGGACGTCGATGGGTCCGCTCGTGCGGTTGTATTGGATGAGGGCGTCGACGATGGTTTGGCCAAGGTCTGCGGGTGCGGTGACGGTGTTGACGGTGACGTTGATGGCGGGTTGGGCGTTGAGTAGTTCAAGGTCGGCGAGGCGGGCGGATTCGGTTTGGCCGTAGGCCTCAAGTGTTGGGAGCTGGTAGGTGGGGAGGGCGAGGGCTCGTGGGTCGATGCTGAGGCCGCTAACGGGTGCGGGGACGGTGCGCGTCCCACCGGCTCCGCCTCCGCCAGCGATGTCCTCAAGCCCGCTGATGGGCGCGATTGGGAGGGTGGGTGTTGTGAGGCTTGGGATGGGTTCTAGGCGGTCTGGGACGTTTGAGGCGCGGCTGGTGGCGCCTGTGGGGCCGAATGGGAGCGGGATGCGGCCGATGTTGAAGTCTGTTGGCAGCAGCGGGACATCGGCGCCGGGGAGCAGGTTGTAAGCGCGGATGATGCTGTTGATGGTGAAGTTGACGGCTTGGGCGACTTTTTCGAATGCGGCGATGATGAGGTTGGCAAATTCGATGCCCGCGCGGCTGAGGCCTTTGAATGCGAAGCCTCCGTCCGCGGCGAGCTGTTGGATGCTGATGGCGAGAGCGGCGACGACTCCGCCGACGACGCCTAGACGGGTGGCGAGACCGGCTTGGGCGAGGCTGGCGCCGCCAGTGCTTACGCTGAGGGCTTTCATGCTGAGGTCAAGGACGATGACGGTGGCGTTGTACACCTTCATGGCTGCATTTGAGGCCAGTACGAATGCGGACAGGGCTGCGATGGCTGCGCCGGCTTTGACGATGATGTCGGTGTTGTTTTGCATGAACAGCGCGGCTTTGTCGATGAGCGGGATAAGGCGCTCAAGGATGGGGATGAGTGCGTTGCCGATGTTTTCTTTGGTGTTGTCGATGGCGATGGCGACGCGGCGCATGCGGCCCTCAAAGCTTTCGGCGGATGCGGCGGCGGCTCCGCTGAATGTATCGGTGAGGACGCTGACAATGCCTTCGAAATCTTTGGTTTTGACCAGGGCTTCGTCAAGGGGGACGCCGAGGCGTTGGAGGGCGGTAGCTTGGCCGTTGGAGGCTTTGGCGAGGGCGATGCTGACCGATTCGAGGTCGCGGCCGGTGGCGGCGGAGATGTCAAGAGCGAGGTTGAGCAGCTGTTGGGATTGGGTGACGTTGCCGGTGGCGCGGACGAGGTTGCCGAGCGCTGGGCGGAGCTGATCGTCGGAGACCGCGGCGGCGCGTTCGGTGGTTGCGATGTATTGCTCGTTAGCGGCGATTTGGGCGTCTGTGGCGCCGGTGGTGTTGCGGAGGGTTTGGGCGAGGAGGGCTTGGGCTTTGGCGTCTTCGGCTGCGGCTTTGGTGGCCATGGTTGCCGCGGCTGCGAGCCCAGTGAGTGCTGCGGCGGCTGGGAGTGCGGCTTTGCGGAGCGCGAATTGGGCTTTTCCGCCGGTGGTTTCAAGCTGCTTGAATTCGCTGATGGCGCGGTTGATGCCTTTGCCGTCGAATTCGCTAATGATGGGGATTGTTATGGCCATTAGCGGAGCCTCTCGTTGACGGTGCGGGTGAGGTCGTCGACAAGTTCGTTGATTTGTCGGTCGACGTCGTTTTCGCGTCTATTGTACGCGGACCACATGACGCGGCTGGCTCCGCCGAAGCCTTTGCCTTCGAGTCGTCTCGCGAAGGTGTTGTCGCGGCGTCGGCCTGCCATGTCGAACACTGAGCCGCTGGCGGATTTCATTTGGATTCGCATGACGGCTGTTTGGCCGCGGCGGGTGTCGACCTTTGAGGTGATTGAGCGTTGCACTGCGCGGCGGTCCCATGGTGCGAGTCGGCCTTTTTGCCATGATCGGGCGAGCCCGGAGAGTGGTAGTTCGGGGATGAGGCCTTTGGCGGTGTCGATGACGGGTTTGAGGATGTCTTTGTAGCGGCGGTCAAACGCTTTGCGGAGGTCGGGTTCGACTTTGCGGAGCTCGCGCAGCGTGTCTTGGATGCCGGTGATGGTGATGCTGGTGTTGGCTGTCATCGTCGGCCTCGTTTGTTACGTTTCTCCGCCAATAGTAGGACGGTGGCGAGGTCGCTGCTGTCGAATTCGATTCCGGGCGGCCACCATCCGACCGCTAGCAGCAGCTCCGCTAGCTGGCGTCGGACGCTGCCGCTTCCGTAGGGTTTGCGGCTTCGAGGCCCTCGACTTCGATCTCGACGACAGATTCGCACCACAGTTCGTAGCCGCGGTTTTCTTTGCCGTTCTTCGTGAGGCGGTGCCATGCGAGGTAAAGCAGATCGTTCAGGCCCATGCCGGTCTGTAGCTGTTGGACTACTTTGCCGCTTTTGCGTTCCCATGCGGCGTAGTCCGCGAGGGTGATGGCGGCTTTGTCGGTGATGGTTTGGCCTGAGGGTTGCCGGTAGTCGACCTTGATCGTTAGCTGCACTGCTGCTGCTCCTTGGTGTGCTGTGGATTACGGGTTGGTCGTGTCGATTGCCAGCGCGCCACCCTGAAGGGTGATCTGGACGCGGCTGAGCTCACCGACCGCGGCGTTGACGACGTCGAGCGACTCGAGGTACGTCTCGGACAGTTCGAACTTGGGGTTCGTGGCTGATTCGTTGCCGGTCGCGGGCTTGACGCTGATGTAGCACTGGGTTCCGACGAGCGGTTGGAGCAGCGCGTAGGTCTCGCTCGAGGCGTAGGACATGAGGAAGGTCACGACGCACTGGTGATTCTGAAGGCCTGCCACGTAGCGGCGGCCGTTGACACCAAACGCAGTGGACTCGAGGGCCTCGACGTTCTGCGTGAGCACGACCGATTCGCACTGGTCGGTGATGTCCGTTCCCGGTGTCGCTGCTCCGATGGTGACGATGGGGTTGGCGAGGTAGGTGGTGGTGGCCATGGTCAGTCCTTCCGTTTCTTGGTGTTAGTTCTAGCAGGCTTTGTGGGTTTTGTGTCGTCATGCGTGTCGGGTTCGATGATGCCGTTGGCAACGAGGTAGGCGATGTTGAGGCCGTGACCGTCAATGAAGTCGCCGGGTTTGTGGTTGGCGAATTCGCGGTGGACGATGTATTTCATGGGGCGACTTTGGTGTCGATGGTGAGGTCGTAGGCGGCGTATTCGGCTCCGGCGATGTTGACGACGGTGGGGCGGCCTTCGGTGAGGCCGATTTTGGCGGCGCGGATTTTGTCGGCGAGCTCGAGGAGCTTGGCGAGGGCTTTGCGGTCGCCGGGGCCGATGGTGATGATTTTGATGCTGAATTGCATGTGGGCGATGGTGTTGGTGGGTACGAGGAAGCTGGGTGCGTCGACGTACACGCAGGGTGGGTTGATGTTGCGTGGGTCGCTGGAGACGACGACGGGGAGGCCGCTAATTGCGCCGAGTTTGGTGACGAGGGTGTCGAATCCGTCGTTGAAGATGTCGGACATTAGGCCACCGCGGGGCGGTTGATGCCTAGGAGGCGCATGATGTCGCCGAAGCTGCCGCCGACGGGTGCGCCGGTGGCGAGTGGGTCGAAGCTGGCGTATTGGTCGATGCTGCCGCGTTGGCGGTACAGGTAGCCGGCGTACATGACGGTGCCGAGCTTGACGTCGAGGCTGGGGACGGTGGTGAGGCTGTCTTGGTAGCCAGCCTCAAGGCGGCGGCGCCATGCGAATTGGTTGCCTGCGCCGACGGCCATGGTGAGTAGATCGGCGTCGGATGTGGCTGGTGTGACGGTGAAGCCGAGCCAGTCCTCGACGTCGCCGGTGGTGACCCATGTGCAGGTGGGGGTGTATGTGATGGTTCCGGCTGCTGGTTGGCGGTCTTCGTCTGCCGCGGTGAGCGCGAATGCGATTTGGTTGGGGATGATGACAGCTGTGTCGTAGCGGTAGTCGCCGTATTCGTCGACGCCAAGGAATAGATAGGCAGGGCAGGCGGTGACGGTGTAGGTGCCGTTGAAGCCTGTGAGGCCGCTGATCGTGATGGATTGACCAGGCTGAATGGGCGTGTCCGTGAGGGTCTGTACGACCCCCACGTTGTCCACGACTTGTTTGTTGGTGATGGTGTAGGTCGCCATGTGGCGGCCTCCCGCTTAGGCGTAGGTGAAGCGGCGGAACTTGGTGCCGTCGATCATCAACGTGGCGAAGTATCCGCGGAAGCTGATTTGGCGTCCGAGAACTTCGGGCTTGTCAATGGCGATGAGGCCGCGCTGGTTTTCGTAGATCTCGAAACCAGCGAAGCGACCTGCCGCGCATCCGACGATGGCGGTTTTGGCCGCGAAGTTCTTGTCGACGACCATCGTGAGGCCGAGCGGGTTACCGTTCCACGTTGCCGCGTTCTGGATGCCTGCGGCGTTGAACGGTCCGACCGTCGGGAACAGCGGACGGTTCTGTCCGTCGACAAGTGAGCCGATTTTGGCCCACATTTCGGGGTCAACGAACATGTGCGTCGGGAGGACGTTGGTGTTGGCTGCGATGAGCTGCGCGGCTGCGTAGATTTCCGCGAGAATCGTTGCCGCGGTGCCGGCCCACGTGCCTTGGTCGGTGGAATTGCTGCGCAGCTGGTCGGCTGCGTAGTCGTCGGTTGCGTCGGCGTACTGTCCAGCGAGGTCCTGAAGGATGATGTTGACGCTGTTGGGGTCCGTCCAGTCGACGTCCTGCTCGGAGACGAGCACGGTGCCGCCGAACGTGAGGCGCGTCACGTTGTTGCTTGAGATGACCATGGTGGTCGAGCTGAGGCCGGTGAGTTCCGTCGTCTGCTGTGCGACGCTGGTGTGCGTCGTGATTTCAGGACGGTTGAACACTTTGCCGGAGCCGAGCGGCATTGCACGTGCACCGATGGCGGTGACGACGGGTCGCAGGTAGTTGATGTTGTCGTACACCGGGCCGACGACTGGCACGGGCAGCAAGCCGGGTGTGTCGGTGGTGGCGATGTCACCAGCTGCCGCGGCGACCGGGTTGTGGTACGCCTGATGATCGGCGATGAGCTTGTTGATGTTTGCGAATGCGCTGCCGCCCTGCACGTAGGCGCTAATCCATTCGGCGGCCGACGGGAGACGCGACGGGACTTTGCGAGCTTCGGCCCAGATGGGCGCGGTGGGAGCCGGTGCGGGCTGCTCGGCCGGCGTGTTCGTGATTGCTTCCATGGTGGTCGACTCCTTTGTGTCGTTGGTGTGGATGCTAGTCGCTGCGATCTGTGTAATGCGAGCATCGGCAAATGCGGGTTCGCCGACGATTGAGAGCTCACGCCATTTGGCGGCTTTGACGACAAGGGTGCCGGTCTTGTCGTAGGTGGCTTTGATGGGGTCGATTCCGATGCTGACCGCGTCAAGTGCTCCGTCTTTGATGAGCTCGATGACGTCGTCGCCGTCGCGGGTTTTGGAGATGCGGGCGGTGAAGTACATGCCGTCTTCTTCGTCTTTGCGGGCAGTCACGAGGCCGACGACTTCGCTGCCGTCGTGGTACTTGAGCAGTTTCGGGGCTGGGCCGTCGACGGGAAGGGCGCCGCGCATGATCTTGACGCGGGTGCCGTCGGAAACCGTGGCTTCGACGTCGTACGGGACGGCTAAGCCGCTGATCTCGCGGCGGGCTTTGCCTTCCTCGGCCTCAAGCAGCTTGATGCCAGGCGCGGCCATGCGGAAAGTGCTAATCGGGCTGGCCGATTCGACCTCGATCTCTTCGAGCATGCCGCCAGGCTCGATGCCTTCGTCAAGGCTGATGGCGACCATTTGGTCAATGGCGTCTTGCTGGGTCAGGTGGCAGCCGATGAGCTCGCCGTCTCCTTTGACGACGCCGTAGCCGGCGCAGCCTTCGGCTTCTTCGGTGACGTAGTAGGGCATGTCATTCCTCCGATGGTGTGAGTGAGCTGCCTGAGCCAGCCGGTGCAGCAGTGTCCGGCTGGCCCGCCAGCCCGTTTTCCTCGAGGTACGACGTAACGTCGAGCTCGATGTAACGGCCTCGTGGTGTCACGCTGTTCATGGACAGCGTTTGCTCGATGCAGTCGATGTATGGCTTGGCGCCGAACAGGTACAGGTCTTGGCGGGCTTGCTGCGCGTTTTGGTATGTCATCCCGGAGCCGACGGGTGCGTTGACGAGGTAGGCGGGGATGTTGGCGACTCGTGACAGCTCGACGGCTTGGTATTGGCGAGCGCTAACGAGTTCCATTTTTGACGGGTCGATATTTGATTCTTTCCATTCGACGAATTCGTTGAGCGCGGCGATGGCGGATGATTCGCGGGCGTCGGCCCATGCCGCGGCGAGGTCGGCGAGGTCTTGTGCGCTCATGGGTTCGCCGCCTGTTTGTTTGAGGTAGCCGGCGGGGACTTGCATGGTGGCGAAGCGTTCCGCGGCGGCGTCGAGGCGGATGCTGGTGTTGATTGCTCGGCTGCCGGTGGCGAGTAGTCCGGGGATGGGGCTGAGGAATTGGACGACGTCTTTGGTTTCGAGTTGAATGCCTTGAAAATAAATCTGGTTGGAGGGTCCCCACCATTGCGGGCCGGCTTGGTCCCATGTGGTAACG